GCGCGGTTCCCACCGGTCGATCGCCTCTGCGGCCGCCACAAACATGGAAAGGATCGTCTGCTCGTTCATCGGCTGATCGATGAGCCCTGGAATGTCCGAGCCAAAGGCGCGCCGTTCAACGCGCGTGCCCGGCCGCGTCGTCAGGATCACCCCGATCGACTGCAACACATGGTCAACGCCCGAAAGCGGCGCGAACGTTTGGTTGGCGAAACCGCTCATTTTGCGGTCGTCGCTTGCGACGGAGCCGATCGAGATGCTTCGGGCTCGTCCCCATCTGTTTTGGTTGCCGGATCCTCGGCAGTTTCAGGTTCGCCGGTTTTGCCGCGCGGTTTCCTGGTCTTCGGCCCTGCCTTTTGAGTGGTCTTCGAAGCGGCCTTAAACGCCGGTTTGAGGTGGCCCATCTGCAGATGGTATTTCGCCTGGGCCTCAGTCATCTTCACCCGGTCGCCGGCCTTGCGCAGTTTGCCGTCGGGCCTGCCGTCGACCAGCCATTCATAGTCCTGAAGCTTCATCTTCTACCTTTCCGGCACGCCGGACAGGCTGGGGCCTGTCGCCGTGTCTTGGTGTTTGTGGTCCTCGCCGACATTCACCTCCTCATGCTGGAAGTGGCCGTCCTTCGCGTCGAAATCGCCTTCGATGATCACATCGGCTTTGATCGTGAGTTTCGGGGTTTCGATCGTGATCTCCTCACCGGTCTCGGTGATGGTGGTGTCACCGACAGTGAAGCGTCGCTCCTTGCCCTGGTCGTGAGGTTGCGGGTTCTCGTTGGAGAACCCACCCTGGTCGATCCAGCCTTGCGCCATATCGCCAGCCGGTGAGACGAGGCGCACCTGTTCGCCTGGCTCGGGCGGGGTCCAGGTCTTGATGGCGCCGGCGCGCTCGGTCCAAGGCAGCCAGCCGGTGACGAGCGGATTGTCGGGTGTGCCGACATCGACTTTGGCCAGGCCATGCTCCGGGTTGACCTCAGTGATGCGCCCGACCCGAACGGCCGCCTCGGTGCGGCGCTGCAGCTCCTCAATCTTAAGCTCCATGGCGAGCAGGCGATCGAAAATGTCAGGCATCCTGGAAGCCTCCTTCCGGATCGGTCGCGCCATAAGAGCTGCCGGTAACCGTCAATCCATTCGGATCGGTGTGGTCGGGCAGCTCGGCCGCGATGCGTTCGGCTTCAAAGCGATCGGTGCCGATCGGCAAGCTTTGTTTCCAGGTGACGGCGAGCAGCGCCACGCCGCTGCGGTCCAGCTTGCCTGAGTAAAGGCTCTCGAACTTCACGTCCGTCGGCTGGCGCGACTGCGCGGTCCCACGCCATGGCCAGGCCGCCACGCGGGCGATCACTTGCTCGGCGATGGAAAGCGCCACCGCGTCGCGATCGGTGCCGCGCTTGTCCTCCGCGATCACGAAGGCCGAGATCAGCATCTCCACCTGCCACTGATTGGCGGGCCGTTCGTCAGACGAGCCGCCCGTGACCATCGCGACCAGGATGGCCGGCGCGCGGGTCGTGAGGCGGTTGATCTCGGCGAGATTGAGCTTGCCACCATAGGGTTCGACGGCCTTGGCGTCGGGGATCGCGGCCTCAAAGTCGGTGACGATGGCCGAACGCAGGGCAACCAGCGCGCTCATTGGACCTGTCTTTCCAGGAAGTCTTCAATAAGGGCGGTCAGATCGTCCTCGTTTTCAACCGAGAGACCGAGGAACTGGCGCTGTGGCATCTGGAACCCGGCACCTCGGCCGGCGCGGCCGCCATCATTGTGGACGCCGGCATAGACCAGGTTCGAGCCGATCTGAGTTTCATCGCCCGTGACCAGGTGCGTGATGCTGCCATGCAGCGCCTCGGATTGGACAAGAATGGGCGTGCCCGCCTGGTTTGGCTGCCAGGGCGCACCATCGGGCGACGTCTTCTCCGACATGATGCGGCGTTTGGTCTGGCCTTCCACCTCTTGGCCAACTTCATCGAGCAACTGGTGCTTTTCGAGGCCAGCCAGATTGGCAAGCGCGCGATCGGCGGTATCGAAACCGCGCAAATCGACGGTGAGCATGGTGCCGGCCACGTCAAAGACCCTTCATGCTGTCGGCGGTAAAACGGCGATCGTCGGCATCGATCATGATCGATGAGGATCCCGTGTCGGGATCGGCCTCGGCGCGGTTGGCGTCCTCCGCCTCGCCAAGGGTGGCCTTGCCATCAGCGATGCGCATGAGGTGCTTCACTGCAGCCTCTTTGCGATCCTTCATCTCGTCGGTGAGACGCGATGCCGTGTTGGCCAGGCCATAAATCGCAATGTCGATGCAATACTGCCGGATGAAGGCTGGCACGACGGCGAGCGGCACGCGGTACCGCTGGCCAAGATGGCTGTCGATTTCGGAGGTGGCGGCTGCCAGCGCGTCATCGACCTGGGCTTCGTCGTTGCCATCGTCGTCGAGGTCCACCAACCGGGCGATAAAATCGGCGCTGTGGATCGCCTCCATATTGGCGCGGGTGGCGTAGGTCATTGGGTCTCCAAAAACCAGCTGGGCGGTGCCAAGGCATTCTCGCCTCGGAGTTTATGTCCTGGCTGACCACCGCCCTCTCTCGGGGTGCATCTGATGTGGCGGGCTACCCTCCCGCCTGGCGCTCGGGCCGAGGAGCTCCTCGGCTTGTCTGACTGCTGGGCGCGAGCGCTTCCCCTGGCATTCATTCGGCGGACGTGTTTTCGCCTTCGCCTTCGCTGCCCTGGGCCAACTGTGCCTGCGCGGCTTCAATCTCAGACTTGGTCACATCGAAGCCGGCCAGCGCAGAGACGGCCTTCACCTTCAGTGAACCGTCCTTGTTGGTGTCGGCCTCTCCGAGCTCTGGAATGACGGACAGCAGCTTCTCAGCACGCTCCTCGGCCGACAGTTGCGGTGCCTCCGGCTTTTTGGCCGTAGCGGTCTTGGCCTGCGCTTCAACCTCGCGAATAGAGAGCTCCGGATCGGAGAGCAGTGCCAGGTTCTCCTCTTCGGTCAGATCTTCAGGATTGATCTCGACAGCGACGCCACGCTCAAAATTGCGATTGGCGCGGCGGTGGGTGCGCGATGCAGTGATAGAAATCATGGCAGGTCTCCTTAGAAGGGGCCGGGATTTGCGAAGGGCCTGAGCAATAACCATGCCTGGCCTTTGGCAAATCCCGCCGACCGAAGTCGGCGGGTTTTAGATCGGAAGCACCGCGCCTCAAGCTAGGCGGGGCGATACGTGAACTTCGACCAGTTCGAAGTTGCGGTTATCGGCGCCGTTGGCCTTGCGTTTCACTTTCACCAGCTCGGCCGCCGTTGTGCGCAGTGCGGGCGGAACAACCAACAGGTTCGGCATGATCGCCAGCGGTGAGCCTTCATCGTTCTTAAGGCTCATCATTGCCGTGTACGCCGCGTCCAAGTTCGCCTCTGTAAGGTCGGCCTTGGAACCGAAGGCCGTTTGCCAAAGCCCGTAGCCGGACGTGCCTCGCGCCCGTGTGCCGTAAAGCAACTGGTCTTTCATAAAGACGTGATCGGATGTCTCAGGATTGTCGCGGCTCGCGAACTGAGGCTTGACCCGGCTCTGGTAGATGAGCGGCTTCATCACCTGGGTGGTATCGAGCAAATACCAAGGGGTCGAGGAGCCGGCCTGCATGTTGGAGACGCTCGTCTCTTGGCCAGTTTCCGGATCGATGATCGGATGGTCCGTGTCGAAGAAGTTCTGCCCGTCGTAACAGACCTCGGAGAAGCCGCGCGGCAGCAACGGCCAAACCAAGGTGTCGGGCCAGCGACCGGCAGAACGGCCCTGCATCTGGGCGCGCTTGGCGTAGATGCCGACGTTGTCGTCCTCGATATCAGCGCGCTTGACGCCGATGGTGGCTTCGAAAGGCTCGTTGACCAAGCGATAGTCGTAGCCGGAGAGCTCCTTGATGACGCGGTCGCCAACCCATTTGCGAAGATCGGGCCACTCGCCAAGCCAGGCGTAGTCCTGGGTGCTGGTCGAAGATGGGATTTCTTCGGCAATCATGTTCCAGGTCGGCTCGACCTCATTGAGGCCCGTATTGAAGGCCGTTGATAGCGCCACGCCGAGCGCAGCAATTGAGACACCGTTGAATTCCATGTCGTGCTCCTAAAGCTGGCGCAGAGCGCCGTTAGATCGTGACCCAAACGCCGGCGTCGGAAACGTCAAAGACGGTCCCCGCGCGGCTAGTGCCGGTGTTGTCGGAAGAGACCGTTTCATCATCGACGATGAAGCAGTCCTGATTGATGTGGGCGCGGGTGACAGGGTTCGTCCCGTCATTGTTCAAAAGGAACGTGCCACGCCGGGTCGGGACCGCCTTCGCTGCATCCGCGCCATCATTGACGGTCGATGCATCACAAATGCCGGCCGCGAGAAGACTGGCGGCAGCTGTGGCAAAAGTCGCCAAGCCCGTCGCGTCGAGCACGACGAGCGCGCCTTTGTGGATCGTCGTTGATCCTTTCATAGCCAGCGAACGCTTGACGCCGTCGACCTCTTGGATTTTCCGGGGTGCCGTAAGTGCCATGGCTGGCGCTCCTTAAATGGTGTTCGAGAGTGGTTAGAATGCGGCTTAAGCTGCCGCCAGACTGGCCTTGGTTTTGAGGTAGTCCTCGTGCGAAACGCCGGTCTGGGCGCACATCGCTTTCTCCTCGGCGGTCAATGTGCTGCCAGCGTTGGGCGGTTTCTTGCCGTCGAGGTCGGAGGGCTGAGTGATCGGGTTGACAGGAAGTTCGCCGACCATGGCCTTGAAGGCGTCCACGCCGCCCTCGTTCTTGCAGGCAGCGAGATGATAGGCCTTCGAGGCGGGTGCAATTTTCTTGGCCGCTACAGCAGCATCGACCAGCGCCTCGACCTCGTCGTCCTCGTGCTTCTTCAGCGATGCCAGGGCCTGATCGCGCTCCTCTTTCACCTTGTCGTGGTCGGCGCGCGGCACGAACTGCTCAAGAGGCGGCGTTTTGGAACTGGCAAGCGCTTTGTCGACCGCCTCCTGGATCGACGTGTCGGATGCTTCCTCAGCGAGGCCGAGTTTGGTGCACAGGGTCTTGCGGGCTGCCTTGTCCATGGCTGGCTCCTCAGGTTTGGGTGTGTCGGGATTTGGTGTGCGGTTCGCGAGCGCTGGCTGGCGGATGGCCGGGTCGTTGGTCAGGGCGACAGACGAAAGCTCAAAGATTGAACCCTCATCGTCGAACCAGAAGACGGGCGAAACGAACCGGTACTCGCGTGCCTCAATCATTTCCTCGGCGCGTTCGGTCCAATCGATCGACGCCCAGACGGCACCGTCCTTTTCTGTCAGGCCCTTGATCCAACCAGCAGCCGGGATCGGCTGGCCGGTACGCTCCGCGACTTCAATGGCGTGCTCGTAGTCGATCGGCAGGTCCATGCCGTCGGACGCAAAGGCGGCAAGGATGGCCTCGGGACGATCGTTGATCCAAGATCGGCCATCACGGGCATCAATCTGCCCAGCGGGAAACAGCAAGACCTCGTCTGGCGCTGCCCCCTTAGCGGAAAGGGCGAGCGTTCGACCACAGGCAGCTTGGGTGCGCTTCTTGCTCATGCGGCCATCTAGGCATGGGCAATAGGGTACCTGCCGGTAGCAGCTGATACCGGGGCGCCTTTGGACAGCGATCGAGGATTTGGGAGACGGATATGCGTAGCGTGCGCGCACTGCATCTGGCAAGCGCGAACAGCTTCGCCGTTAAGGCGTCATTGAAAGCCGCTCAGCGGTTTTTGCGAACTCCCGCAACAATCGCGGGGCTGAAAGGTGGAGGGCGTTTCTGGGGCTTCTATGGCGGCCGCCTAGAAGGCGAGCCGATCGATCTCGAAAAGACTGTCGCGCTCGACCACCGTGACCGCGATCTCCCGGCCGGCATAAACCAGCTGCACGATGCGGTTGCCATCACCGTCGAGCTGCGGCGCGGCGCGGCCGACCTGGTCGGCAAGCGCTGCCCAATCGCGCGGGCCAAGCGAGAGGTCACTAGCGGCGCGAACTAAGCGCGCCGACAGGAACAACGCGACCTGCCGATCGACCAAAGCAGCGATCGGCAACCGAACCTCGTCCGAGAAGCGGCCGTCAACCATCGCCTCGACCATGGGACCGCCAGCGATGTCGGCGATCGCGATGCGGCGCAGCTCCTCATCGGCCTGCTCGAGCCTGCCGGCCAGGAACGTGGCGACGTTCCTCTCGCGCGCCTTGCCAGGATTGGTGTGCCAACCCGGATCGATGCCGATTGGAATGCGGGTCACTTCGCCCGTGCGCCGGTTGATGAAGGGACGGGTTTCGATTGTCGGCGGCTCCAGCGTCGCACCGCCTAGCCGTTCGGCCTCGCGCCTGGTGATCTGCCGCACCCAGCATTTGCAGCCCCAGCCATTGGGTGGGAACCATTGGTCCCAGAACGGATGGTCGACCGGCAAGATCGTGCCGACCTTGGCTTCGTGCTCCGGCCTGCGGTTCTCGGCCGTCGATAAGCCATAGAGGAAATAGGGAAGACCGGCGCTGGTGCGCTGCGCGCGTTCCCATTGGCCGGCCGCGCGAGCGGAACGCATGTTGGCCTGGTAGATGGTTTCAAGGCGGCGCGGACTGCCCAGCCGCACCAGGCGTGTTTCACCGGTGTCGGGATCGGTCATCGGCCCGGTGCCCCACCAACCCAGGCGTTGCAGCTCAGGCGTCAGGTCGCGCGCCCAGGCCTCGAACGGCACGCCATCCTCGATCGCATCCTGGAGGCTTGTTTGGATCGCGGTGAGGACGTCGATCTCCATCGCCTTGGCGACGGTGAAGGCGTGGGCATGTTCGTCCCCCCAGACATCAAGCCAGGAGAAAGCTGGCCTCAGCTCCTTCTCGGCGAAGTAGCGACGCACCTCGGGCGCTGGATCGCGCGCCAGGTCGATGGCGTCGGCCATGGTTAGTGATCGGCGGCGTCACCCACGCCGCGCGCCTTGAAGAGCTCGATGGCGAGTTTCTCAACCAGCGGTCCGGCATTCATGGCTTTGAGGGTTTCAGGCAGGTCGGCCATGAATTCCGCCTCCGACGTCGATCGCTCGGCAAGGGCACGGATAGGCTCAAGTAGCGGGTCCATTTGCGGTTCCCATTCGGCCAACGCATCCTGGCCGAGCTGGTCAATCAGAGCCTCGGTGTCCGGCTCGCCGCTTCGCGCCATGCTTTTGTGGACCTGGCCGCATCCGGGGCAAGGCTGGCGGTTGGCCTGCGCCTGCTCTGGATCCTCATCAGGTTCGTTGTCAGGATCGCCGGTGGCCGGCGGCGGCGCCGGATTTGCCCGAGCTACCAGGAGCTCCTCGTCGTCTTCTGGCTCCGGCAGGCCGAACCTGTCACGGATCGATTTCTGACCCACCTTCAATCCGAGCGGTACCAGCTTGGCCAGTTGCTCAGAAAGTGCGCCAAGATCATCGGGATCATCCACCGGCAGCCGAAACACTGGATAGGTCTCTTGCGGCCCAAAGTTGAGGTCGACAAAGGGACGGATGAGATCGCGGTTGATCGTGTTGGAGAGCTGGCGCGCATCCTTTTTCATGATATCGAGGCGCACCTCGTTGTGGATCTGCGCTTGAGCAAGCGAAGAGCCGTCGTCGGTGGTCATGGTCTGGCCGAGCACGGCCTTCGACATTTGCGCGTCGACGAACTCAGCCAAAGCGCCGAACACGCTCTCGCCGCGACCGCTTTCGACCTTGATGAACTCGATCTCCATGCCCATCGGCACAATCGCCGCCGCGTCAACGGCGATGGACCGCACGGCCCGAAGCAGCGCCCGCTTGTCGTCGCCGCTCGCCTGGCTGTGATAGCGCCCGAGGCGCAACGGCATGCCGAACACATCGACGAACTGGAGCCAGTCTTTGAGCGTGTAGCTCTTGATGAGCCAGGCCCAGGCCGACAGCCGGGCTAGGCCCTGGCGGATCGGGATGCCCGATTTGATCTTCGGCACATGACCAATCCATTTGCCGGGTGCCAGCTCAGGACCCTCTTCCATGCCGTCGATGCGCATGCGCAAGGAGCGGCGCGTGGTCTTGTCGAATTGGAAGAAGCGCGGGTCACGCCAGATGAAATCAACCGGCGTCCAACGATCGGCATCGGTGTGCCAGACAATCTCGACCACCGAATAGCCCTTGCCGAGCGCGTCGAGCATATCTTCCATCGCGTCGATGAAGGTCGGCGTTTCGATGAGCGTCTCGACCGCCTCGGCGATCTCCCGGTCGGTCGCGTCCTCGCTCGCTGCCTCGACGATTGGCGCGACGTTGCAGACCGCGGATTTGCGGGTGGAGAGCACCGAGCCATAATGCCCGTCGCGCTCTTCCATTTCTTCGGCGAGCGTCAGGAAGTCGGTGGCGTTCTCTTCGGCGGCATCGCGCAGGATCGCTGCAAGGCGTGATGGCGTGAGACCGTTAGCGACCGTTTCTCGGAACATCTGCGCGACGCTGGCCGTGGTGGCCGATGGCTCTTCCCATTCCTTGGTGAGCTCGCGCTTTTTGTAGGTCAGAGGCGCGCCATGCACGTCGATCAGTCCGCTCACCACAAACCTCCTCTTACTGATGGGATGCTAAAGCTTGATTGACGATGCGCCGACCGCCCGATGCGATCATCGTCCAGATCGCCGCCAGGGTTGCCCGACTGGTAGCCATATTCGGGGATCCCATCGCCAGCCGCATGGATGCCCAGGAAAGCCGCCCATGTACGATCGGCATGGTCGTCATCGCGCTCGGCGACAAAGCGGGGTGCGCCAGTGGCTGTGGCGACCTTGCGCAGCTTGTGCAGGTCGGCGCGAAGCTTGGCATCACCCATGCTAATGCGCACCTTACGATCCTCAAAAGCCTCGCGGCCCTGGGTCGCCATGATCAGCTTACTGGGCCCAGTGAATAGGATGCCTTCGACGCGACTTCCATATTTGCGCTGGCGGTCTTCAACGACCTTCTCGCCCATGCCGGTTTGGTCAATACAGGCGCGCGCAACCTTGTAGTCATTCATCACACGATCGAACTCACGGTCCTGCTCAAAGAAGCTGGCGCGCTTTTGCTCGATGCGCTCACGCTCCCACAGGATGTCGCCAATCTGCTCCCACACCCAAAGCACGCGCAGATCCTGGCGGATGCCGATATCGTCGCCCAGGAAGCATGGGCCGCCACGGTACTCACCCGGGATACCCGCCTGATCATGCTCACACGATGAGATCAGATCATAGGAGAGCCATGCAGAGGCCTCGTCCAACCATTTGAGTTCGAACTCCTGCGCCCAGGCATCCTCATCGGACAGCCCTTCACGCAACTCATCAATGTCGCGCGGCAGGCCGTCCCTGACAGCGCGATAGATGTCCACCGTGTGCCGTGACCAGCGCTCGTCGCTGCCGGTCATCAGCTCATAGAATTTGTTGCCCTTTCCGTTGGGTGTGGAGGTGATGCGCAGCTTGAAACCGGCCGAGATAACCGGGAAGAGCGCTTTCCAGATCGCAGCACTGTCTTGGTGGAAGGCGAACTCATCCAGGAACACGTTGGCAGAGAAGCCGCGAGCGGTGTCGGGGTTGGCTGGCAAAGCGGTAACTTTGGACCCGCCGGGAAACGTAACCTCTAGCGCCTTGTAGGTGGCATTGCCCGCTTCCCATTCGACTTCCTCAACATCAAAAGCCATGCCGTATGCTTTGGCGTGAACTTTGACACCTTCGTTGATTGCCTCGCGCGCCTGACGCTCACCACGCGAGAGGATTACCCAACGCGTTTTGGTCCCCTTTACGGCGTGCTCATAGCAATCATCGACGATCTCCAGTGTGGTCGTGAAGGTCTTGCCCGTTTGACGGGCAAACATGCCAATCTTGAACCGCGCCTGATCCTTGATCCATTGCTGCTGGTACTTATAAAGAAGCGCTTCCATGGCAGTCAGGCCGCCTCGCCAAGATAGGCTTGGCGGATGGTCGCCAGCACTTCCTCTTTCTTCTTGGTCGGGTCTTTTTCAACCAGCTTGTCGGCGGCAACCTCGGAGGCTGTATCCAGCATGTCTCGTGTGCGCTTGGCCTGATCTTCCTCTTTGACTTTGCGGTTGTCGTTCGAAACGCGCTCGGCCCGCTGCGCAGCATCCAAAGCGCGAGCCAGCGATTGCAGCTCTTTGGCGCTCATACCGCCTCCAACGAGTAGGTCGTAGGCGGCTGTCTTGATCAGTTCGACAATCAGGATGGTGACGTGATCTGCCTTGTCTGGACCAAGTTTTTCGACCACGGCTGCCGCCACTTCGCGCGTCTCTATCAGTGCGCGGCTGGTGACGGCCTTGCGTACCGAATAGCGATTGAACGAGGATCGCGAAATTGGTTTAACGCCCACCTCCGCAAGCCGCCGATTGTACTCCAGAAGAATTTCCTTCTGGGTCAAATCGCGCGCCATCAACTCGGCAGCTGCCCATTGCGTGGCCTCGTCTGCCACGGCTGGCAACGTGTCAATCGTGTGAAGGTGGCCGCGCCCCTCGCGGCGCTTCTTGGCCATGATCAGCCTGCCCGCGTTGGCGACGGTCGCTCGACGCCGGTTAGCACCGTGCGCCGTTGAACATGATCAAGTCCGCGATCGGTGATCTCGGCGATCAGTGCCGTGCCCGCTTCGGTCAGTTTGACGGCACCAACCGTCTCTTCCAGCCAGCGCAGCTGCTCGCGCACATACTCGCGCGGCTTGTTGTGGCCGAAGACCTCCAACTCCTTGAGTAGTAGGCCATCGTTCAATCGGTAGCTGTGCTGAGCGGCGAGCGCCTTCAGCAAAGTGAGCCGGACGTTCTCGTTGACGAACTTGGAGTAGCCTTCAAACATCAGCTTTTGCCCTTCATGGCATAGTCGATCATGTACTGCTCCATCCGGTTGACGGCGTGCCCGGTTGCCTCGGTGCGCGCGATCAACGACTTGAGCTGCTCGTTTTGAGTGGTCAGCGACAGCTTGAGCGAGAACAAGTCTTCGCGCGTTGGCCGCTGTTCAAGGTCGGCTTCAATCCGATCCAGACGGCGGCTCACGGCCGACAAGGATTTGCCGACGTCGCTTTCGGTGAACGTCGGCTTGCTTGGACCAAAGATCGGCAGGCCTTTCATGCGCACCAAAAGACCGACGCCGAGCAGCGCCGTCACGGCAACCAGACCTGCAATGCCACCGTTTTCGATCAGGTATTGGGTGAGGATTTCCATGCGAGCCAAACCGTGGCGAAGGCCGTCACCATCGCGATCAGGGAATACATGCGCTCAGCGGTGGTCGACACCTCCCCAAGCGTGAAGGTGAGTGCGATGATCGCCCAAAGGCCCGTTGCACAGGCCATCGCCACCCAACGCAGATCGTGGCGCCAACGATGCTCGAACAGATTGGCGATGACCTGGCCGAGACCGACCAGGACAAAGACTGTGATCCAGAGCTCGATCGGGGCCACTTGGAACGCCGCATAACTGTCGCGATAGATGATCGTCGGGTGGCTCCAGAAGAACTCTGCCCAGGCAAGGAGCGCCAAGGAACTGAGCAACTCGATTAGGCCGGCCGTGTCGCCGAAAAAGCGATCTCGCACACCGGCCAACCAGCCCTTGAAAGGTTGGATCATCGCCGCCCCCCAATCAGATTTGAAATCACAGCGGCAACGCCGATCGCACCAGCCGCGCCGAAATAGAACTTCACCACGGTGTCGAGCAGACCGAGCACAACTGCGCCGGGGTCCGGCGTGACGCTCCAACCGAGCATCGTATCGATAACGATGAGCTTCACGACAAAGGCCGCAACGGCGTAACCGATGATCATCATAGGATGCCAAGGCGGCATCGCCGCATGGATCCGCAAGCGGTCGGTCTGCGCGTCGATGGCTTTTTCGACGACACGGGTTTTCAGCTTGTCGGTTTCAAGCCCTCGATCAGCATGGCGATCGAAGCTGTCGAGCACGCGGTCGATCGCGCCCGATCCGATCGAACCAGTGACCAGGCTGATGGCGGCGCGCGCCAATCCTGCCAGTAAGGGCAATGGACTGAGCATCAGGCCTCCGGAGGGTTCGGTGCGGAAGGCCGAGCGCCTACGCGCATCGGCGCGAACACCAGCCAAAGCGTGAGGTGGAAAAGCAGATAGGAGGTCCAGAGGTTCACGTTTCTACCTCCAAAACGTCCTTGACCAGCTTGGCGTAGGGATGATTGGGATCGAGCAACGTGAACTGCTGCCCCACAAACTCTGGGTCGTTCATGTCAAACACCCGGCGTTCGAACGAGACAAAGACCAACTCAGCTTTGCCGGGCTTGTCGTCGGTATCGACGGACAGAAGAAACGGACCGTTTGCATTCTCGCTCATGCCACGTGCCTCCAGCTCTTGGCGTCGTGGAGGCGACGGCGCTTGATCTGCCAGGTGATGACGACGGCACCGATGCCGATGGCGGCGAACGCCAAGCCGGGGTTGGCAAAAAGCCAACCGGTCAGAGGGCGCACCGCTGTCAAAGCACTGGTGACCTGCTCGCCGACAATTGGGATCGCGGCGACCACGCCTTCGTTCTCGGCGGCGGCAGCAGCGCCTCCGAACAGGATCGATACCCATCCGAGCAGGCCGCCGCGATCGGCATGCTTCACCGTCTGCGAGCCGCGCTGGCGTAGATCCGAAACCGTCATGTCCTCGCGGCCATTGTCGGGGCGTTGTTCGCGCGGCACGGCCGTCTCGAGAGCCGCTTCGGTGAGCGGCCCGACAATGCCGTCGGCGGTAAGACCATTGTCAGCCTGGAAGGCGCGTACCTGATGATCCGTGGCAGGACCAAAATCACCATCCCTCTGAAGGTGATAGCCAAGTTCGATCAGGCGCTCTTGCAGCGCCCGAACGCGAAAGCCTTCCGAGCCCAGGCGCAATGACGTGCGACGGGCAGCCGAACGCACCTGCGCGGGCCGGCCTTTGATGCGGGCATAGGCCCGCTCCATCATCCCGGCGTAGCGGGTGACCTGGCCGGAGCCGTTGTATCGCCGTGCCACAGTGCGGAAGTCGCGCTGGCGTAGCGCTTCGGCCAAGCCGACGCTTTCCAGGAAGGCGACAAATGCCTTGATCTGCGCTTCCTCGGTAGCTGCGCAGGCAAGTACGAATTCTTGAACGGTTGGATAGCCTACCGCCTGGTGGTTGAACCCCATGATCTGAGGGCCGCCATAGGAGGCGGATTTCAGGCCAGCTGTTTCGTGCAGCTCGGTCATGCGCTTGAGCAGCGCCCAACGGCGATCGTCCCCAGGGCCACCCT